TCGCAGGTCTTCGGGTGGCGCAGGCGATCCAATAAAAACGAAAGGCGATTTCGAGAGGTTTTAATTGAGGTTGCCCGCAAGAACGGAAAGAGTTTTATTTGCTCCGCCATTGCCCTCTACGAGTTGCTGTTTGGTGATGCAGGTGCAGAAGTGTATTCTGTCGCCACAAAAACCGATCAGGCCAAGATTGTGTGGGACTCCGCTGGCGAGATGGCTAAGAAGATGGACACCCGTTTATCTGGGAAGCTGTCACAAACCGTTTCAGCGATTAAGTGCGATGAGCGATTTAGCAGCTTCAAACCGCTGGCCCGAGATTCTAAAAGCCTCGATGGTTTAAACCCTTCTCTGGTAATAATAGATGAGGCCGGAGCTATTGAAGATCGGAACATTATTGGCGTTATGACGAGCGCCGTAGGTGCCCGATTGAGCCCTTTGATTATCTATATTACCACGGCTTACTTTAGCAAAGTCACTTCCTACTATGAGAAACGCAGCTACGCGGAAAGCATCTTAAAAGGTCGCCTGGCTGATGATCGCATTTTTGCTATGATCTATACCCTAGACGAGCAGGACGATTGGAGAGATCCAACGGTATGGCTTAAAGCTAACCCTAATCTGAATGTGAGCATTAACACTGATTACCTACAGTCCCAAGTTAACCAAGCGGATGCAGTGGTTGCCCAGCGCCCCGGCGTTCTTGTGAAGCACTTCAACTTATGGCAGAGCAGTAGCTCGGCGTGGATTGATGTAAAACATTGGGAAAACTCAGTTGGCCAAGTAGTCCGAGAAGGCCCGTGCTATTTAGGGCTGGATTTGGCACAGACTCGCGACCTTTGTGCGGTTACTCGGGTATGGGATAATGGGCACGGCCAGTATTCCGTTGACTTCATGACGTGGCTGCCACAGTCCGCCGTAGATAATGCGCCGCCACATATTCGCCCGATGTATCTCCAGGCTATCGAGTCGGGGGTGTTGAAGATTACAGAGGGGCTGACAACGGACTATCGCCAGATCCAGAGTTTCATTGAACAGAGTTGCAAACAGCACAGTGTACACTCTATATGTGCCGATCCGTACAATGCTACGCAATTGGTCAATGAGCTTGAAGATAAAGGCTTACCGGTGCTAATGGTGAGACAAGGGATAAGCCACCTCTCAGCACCCTCAAAGGAAACCGAGGTTTGGATTACAGAAGAACGCTTGAAACATGATGGCAACCCTTTCTTTTTATGGCAGCTCAGTAACTGCGCTGTTTACACGGATCTCAATGCCAATATCAAAGTTCGAAAAGGGGATGATCAAAACCTAAAGATTGATAGTATTGTTGCTTTGATCATGGCTGTATCAGCCGCGGCAGGTAATGCAAACAAACCCGAGACCTTTAATTTCGGTTTCATAGACTTATAATAAGGAGGCCGCATGGCTGACAATCGCAGTTTAATCGATATGATTTTAGGCCGCAACAAGCCGGAAGGCCAAGGAAGCCCCCACGCTGGGGTTTTCTTTAATGCCGCAAGCTCAACAACAAAGAGCGGTCAAAGTGTAACCACAGAGAACGCTTTAAAAAATGCCACAGTCTTATCTTGCGTAAACGTAATCGCTCAAGGTATTGCCCAGCTTCCGTTGCAGGTCTGGTCAGGAGAAAACAAGGCCGATGGGAATCAGCTTAACATAATACTCAAGCGCCCCAACAGTTTCCAGACAGGCTACGAATTTAAAGCAGCCCTAGTAAAAGACCTACTGGTTTACGGAAACAGTTTTACCCGAGTAGTCCGAGCACCTAACGGTAGGGTCATCGAGATGATCCCAGTAGACCCCGATGATATGGCCGTATCCGCTAACAAGTTTGGAATCCCTGTTTATCGACATTCGTCTTTCGGTGTAATGCTAAACAAAGAGATTATCCATATTCGCGATGTTGCGGGCCATGATGTTACAGGGTTATCCCGTGTACTTTGTGCCGCCGAGCGCATTGGAGCTTTGAACGCCGCAGATCAGCTAATGTCAGAAACTTTTGCTAATGGTGTGTCTGTCAACTACTCAGTTGAGATGGCGGCAGCCCTTGACGACACCAGCCGAGAAGCTTTATACAAGCAACTGAAGGCCAGCTTTGGCCAAGGTGGCAGCAGGCGTGGCGGCATAGCAGTCCTAGAGGGTGGCAAGATGACAGCCATGAAGGGCAGCACCCCCGCAGATGCAGACCTAAGAGCACTCCGTACACACCTTATAAACGAGATTGCAGCCCTATTCAGGGTGCCCGCGAGTCTTGTGGGTGGCATGGCAGATGAAAAGTATTCGAATCAAAGCGCCCGTTTGGCATCTATGTACCGAGATACATTCGCCCCTATTCTGTACAATATCGAGCAGGCCTTTAGTCATAACCTAACCACAGGCACTACGGATATTCGGTTTGATGCTGGCGCTATGATCAAGGGAGATCTTGCATCTCAAGTCACCATTGCCTCTACAGCAGTCGCAGGGGCTGCTATTATGACCCCGAACGAAGCCCGGGCCTTTATAGGGTTAACACGGATTGAGGGCGAAGGGGTAGACGAGCTAGGCCACACCTCAGCACCCCCAGCACCCCCAGCACAACCGGGAGACCGAGCGGGCGAAGAGGCAACCGATGACGGAAATTTAGGAGATATGCCAGATGAATAGCTATGAGACAAAGAGCATCCCGCACGAAATCGCAAGCGGCAACTATGTAGAGCTACGCAACTCAAAGACCGGTGAAACTAAACTTGTCTTGAAAGCGTACTTTGAGAAAACTAAGAAAATAACCGGAGCTGATGAAACATGGCTAGTTCAGAAATGATTGTTAAGTCAGTGGATTCTCCGCTGTTAATTAAGAAGTTTGATATTGAAGCTGGCGAGCTCAAAGCATACGTCACCACATTCGGCAACGCCGATCTAGTTGGTGATGTGATGGACAAGGGCGCAGCAGATAACTTTGTAAAGCAGTTTAACGACCAAGAAAACTCCGCAATTCCTATGCTATGGGAACATAAACGAGATGAGATTATTGGAAGCTGGACAAAATTTGAGGTGGACGAGAAAGGCGTCATTGGAACAGGAGAGCTTTACAAAGGCGTCTCCAAAGCCGAAGACGTAAAAGTTTATCTTGAGAAGGGTGCTGTAGGCTCTGTTTCTATTGGCTTCAGATCTTCGGATTATGAAGACATTGAAAACGGAGGCAGGTTGTTTAAGGAGATCGAATTATTTGAAACCTCCATTGTAATTCAACCAGCCAACCCCCAGGCGCAGATAGTATCCGCCAAAAATGATGAGGGTCAAATTGACCTAAGAAGCCTTGAGAAAGTCTTGCGTGATGCTGGTCTTTCCCGAAAAGAAGCTATGACGTTTATCTCCGCTGGCAAATCAACCCTACGCGATGTAGTGGAAGCCGAGCTAAAGAATGAAGACGTAATGGCCCAATTAATTAATTTGTATAAGGACTAATTTTATGAGTGAAGTTGAAATGAGTGTTGCCGAGCAACTGAAAGGAATGATGGACGCACAGGTTGCCGAGAAAGCTGATAAAGCCGATCTGGAAGGCATGGTAAAGACTGAAGCACTAGAAGCGAAAGCAGACAAAGCCGATCTGGAAGGCATGGTAAAAGCCGCAGACTTGGACGAAGTAAAGAGCGCCCACGTTGAAGCAATCGAAGCAGCAAAGGCGGAAATCCGCGAAGAAATGGAAGCCAAAATGGCAGCCACATCCCCCGTAATTTACAAAGGAGCAGCACCAATGGAGTTTAAGGATTACAACCACGAGAATGGTTCAGTAGTTAAGCGTTTAAGCCTTGACCTGACTAAAGCAGTACCCGGCAATAACGCAGCAGTCGGTGCAACTGACCCCCGCAGCGTAGGTTCTAACGCCACTTACCACACACTAGAGCAGTTTAACCCGTTCCGTGCTCAAGCTACTGTATTGAATGTATCTGGCGGCTCTATCCGCTTGCCTAACGTAACTGGCGTCGAGTTCACTTCGGACTCTACCGTACAGACTCAAGCACAGTTGTTGGCCCGTGATACTTCCGCTGTTGTAGCTAAGAACGTAATCATTGAGAACTGGGTTTCTCAAATGCAGTTTAGCCGCCCTTCCTTGGAAGACATTGACGGTATCCGTAACACTATCGCTGGTTTGATTGTACAGAAGTACTCTGTTGCTCAGGCAAAAGACGCCGCAGCCGTACTCAAGACCCAGACCCAAGCAGCTACTGCTGGCGCTGGCAAAGTCATTTGGGACGTTGAGCCTACTACTGGTACTCAGTTGCCTATTGATGGATCTAACATTGTTGGCATTCTTTCTGATTTGCTTGCAACTTGTGACGTAGCCTACCGCACCAACGGTGTATTCATGGTTTCTTCCAACGTGTTCGCCAAGCTAACTGAATCTAGTATTGCTACTGGTGGCGGTATGGTCTTCGACCCTACTACTGGAATTAGCCGTGTATTCGGTTATCCCGTAATGATTAACGGCTATCTTGACGATGGCATTCTTCCAAATGGTACCGCTGTTGCAGATGGCGCAGGTAAAGTAGCGGCATACTTCGGCGACTTCAGCCGCGGTCTGGCTATTTGTGAGCGTAAAGGCTTGGCAATTGATGAATATGATCAGACTGCTCCCGGCTTTAACACTTACTACGCAGATGGTCGATTCAAGAACAGCGGCTGGGATGATGCAGCTCTGGTAGGTCTTGAAGTTATCCACACTGTAGCCTAGTAATTAAAGAAGCAAAACGTGGTGGCCCCTTGGGGTCGCCACACCCTTTAAATTTTTGGAGTTCACAGAATGAAAAAGCCGATTAAGTCGGAAGTAAAATACAGTCTTTCCGCAGGTGTAGTGTCACTCCAAGAAGTATCAGACCATTTGTCACTTTTTGGCGACACAACTTATAACACATATTTAACCCGCTTAATTATTGTAGCATCTACATTTGCCAGCAATTTTATAGGCGAGTCATTAGAGTCTTCCACCATAGTGGACTACTACAACGGATGGGATTCACGGCTTGAGCTGTCAAAGCGATTCGCAGACAGCCGCCCCGCACCCTCCGTTACTTATTACGATGCATCGAATGTAATAAGAACCTTAACAACTGCCTCAATAATAGACGGCTCAGGCGAAACAGCGGCCTTAGTGTATACCGCCGCACCCTTAGTTGCTTTATCGACGCAGATCACAAACCCGATCACAGTTACTTATAGTACTTCAAACCTAAACACCGCAGAGAGCGAAGCTATTAAGCAAGCGGTATTAATGATAATTTCTGACCTATTCCACGACAGAGCCGACAATATAGAAGGCTCCCGCTCGAAAGCCCACATAACCGCAGAGAGGCTTTTAGCACCGTATAGGAGAAACTGGGTATGATGCGACGACCGGTAAGCTTTGTTTCAAAGGCAACAACTGGCAGCAGCTTTTCGGCTACTGCTACGACATCAAACGTGGTAATACTTAACACGGGCGCCGACATTTTAAGCGTTAGTCTTGACGAGCGAATGATCAGAGGCCTACAGCCCACAGAAGAAGCGTACCACGTTCGCTGTTATTACTCGCCCACCATTGCAACAGTTAGAACGGTCGATTTTGTAATCATAGACTCTATAGAATACAGCGTTACAGGCATTGTCAAAGATGCTTACAAAAACCGAACGATTACTTTTGAAGTGAGGCGTGTATTATGAGTTTAGAAGCGTTCGCAATTGACCTAGCTACAAAATCTGAATTTGCAGGTGTACCCATTGAACCAGTACAGGCAGATCCAGCGTTAAAAGAGGCGGTTACGATTACCCAGCTAGGCGGGTTCAAAACCGGCGGCATCGGGGGGAGCATGGAGCTAACCCGAGCCACTTACGACATTAATATTTATGCCGACAGCTATAGTCGAGCAATATCAATGCAAAACCAGATTTACGCGGAGTACAACAATTCTAGCGGAATCATCCAAGGGACTTTATTTAAAAGCCTCAAAATAATCAACGCTTTCCAAACGGCAACAAGCACTTCACCTATTCTTTATCAGGTGACTTTACAACTTGACGTAATCACTTAGGAGTCATAAACATGACAGCACCATCCGGTTTTCTTTCTGGCCATAATTCTGGCCTCTACACCAACGCGACAGCCATCACAACTTTTGATTCAGCAGCAGCCGAAGCCTTTGCCATTGCTGGCAATTTTGTTGATGGGGTCACTGAATTTTCAGCGCTATCTAACGAAGATTCAATTCAAGATTTATCAATCATTGGCCGCCCTGTAGTTTCACACGTACTTGGTCAAGGCACGGCGCAAGAGTTTACTTTCTCTCTGGCGATGAACATGGCCGATGCTACTTCAGTCGCCCTTCGCGATGACGCACGAACCACTGACCGTGGCTTTGTGGTTGCCTTTGACACAACTACCGGCAACACTCCGGGAACTACTGCAACATTCTGTATGTTTAACGGCATGGTAGTAAATACCAGCATTACCGGCGGTTCTGCCGATGGTATCGCCACTTTAGAAGTAACAGTTCGCCGTTCAGGTGATTTGGTTTGGGTTGATTTAGCCTAGTAACCAAAAACTCAGCGGGTGCCTTTCGGGGTACTCGCTCTTTTTTCGAAATTCAATTAATAAAAGGAAAATTAAAAATGGAAGACCAAGAACAAAATCTAGGATGGTGGTTTGACAGAGCACATCAAAGAAAATATATTTTAGAAATGGCACGGGATAGCATGATTGAAAACCCTGAGATGTCCGCAGGCGAAGCCCTGAGTAGATCAGAGATTTTAATGGATTTGTATTTTGCAAAGCACGTTAACCCAGTCACACGAATTAATTAAACCCAAAAACAGGAGAAAAATAAAATGGCTAAACTTTCACAACTAAAAAGAGTAAACGTAATTCCAACAAGTGTTGAAGGTGTGTTTATCAAAGACCTTCCATTTAAGAAAACCCAAGCGGTTCTGAAGGCCGCAGGGGAGACCGGAGAGCATGAGTTAAGCGGCGTCCTCGTAATGTTCAAAGATTTAATTTGCGATGCTAAGGGTCAGCCCTTCGATGACGCGGCGAGCATTGAAGATCTAGAAGAAAATATGCCTTCACGGTTGTTAAATGATATTATGCAGGCAGTCCCCGAAGCGCTTAACCCGAGCGTTGACCGTCTGGGAAAATAGGGAAGGACAAGGAGCGGATGTTTCGCTTGCAAATGATGGACAACGGAATGCCTTGGTCTCAGATTGAGGCTATCCCAACTTCATACGTAAATGATTATTATATGCTAATGCAGCACGGAATAGTGGGCTATGCAAAAGACGCCCAGCAGATCAATTACGACTATATCAGCAGCCACAATACTCAGCAAGCAATCTACGCGGCAAACGTGCCCAAGTTCAAACCTAAAGACGCCCAACCACTAGAGCAAGTTTTGCCTAGTTTTAATCTGCTATTGCACGGCCACAAAGAAAAGAAAAAGGCCGATCCTTTTAAAATGGCGTTTCATATGTTCGCCAATTCCACCACAAACCCCGAATTAAAAAGGCGCTTCGAGGATGACAAAGATTAACAATGAACTGCAAGGGATCTTATCAGCTCAAAAAGCTATTAGAGACCTTGCCAAAGACCTTGGCGCCAAGAAGGCGGGAAGCCTCTACAGGAAG